ACTCGGAAGACATTACTTCTTTAGTAAGTTCAAAAAATATTGTTAATATGCCAGGGTTAGGAGAAGTTTCTACAGCTAGTCTTCGTAGACCAGTTATTACAGAAAGCACAGCTAGGCAGGCAGATGAATTTATCAAGAGAAGAACAGAAGAAAAATTAAATGCTAATCCTTGGTTAGAAAATATTAAATCTGAAGTAGAGGAAGCAAAACAACAAATATATTCTGAACGTAAACAACTAGCAGAACAAACAGGTAAAGCGCTTAAGCTTCAACTTGAACAAGCAAAAGAAAGAGGGCAAGTCAATACTGTACGTCAACTGGAAAATCAACTTGGAGCGTTACGAAATATATACCGTAACCCAGAACTTGGACAACATCGTGAATTTGGGGAAGGAGGTATTCGCCAGCTAGATGCACGTTTACGTGGCGCACAAGAAACTAATCTACAACAAATACAAGAACTTGAAAAAAAATATCCAACAACACTTGTAAATAATTCTGGAGAAGTGAATCGTTTGTTTGGTATATTAGATGATGAAGGTGAATTTATTCCTGAGTCTATGGAATTTCGCTCTGAACGGCCCATGATCGACACCAAAAATAAAAGTGGTGGTGGACGTAATATTGCAGAGTATGCATCAGGATCACGCAATATAACTTTAGATGCAATTCGAGAAGTTCAACAGGGTGGTAGAAGAACTAAAATTCGTGATTACGATATTGAAACAGGGGGAGCTCCTCAAGTGTTTGAAGATGATCGTTCTGGCTCAGGCAGAGTAGTTGATAGATATGGTATCCGTCTTGCTGGTGAACAAGGTGCCGATGTAACTCTTCGCCCTTCTCAACCGGTTTACAGTGAAAATGAAATTATGGAAGAAGCTTATAACGTGGCTCAAAAAAACGCATATGACCAAGCACCAACACGTGTACCTACTTACGAAGAAGCGATTGAATCCCTTGGTAGACAACCAGCTACTGAAGCAGGTCGTAGATCTATCCTTGCTAGTGAAGCTGCTAGACTTGGTAAAACAATATATCCAAGTTCAATGACTGGTCCATACCCTTCTAGTTTGTTAACATCTAAACCAAAACCTTTACCTAAATTAAATAATACACAATCTTTACCTTCTAATCAGAATACACAACCTTCATTTTACCGGAATGAAGACACACAACTTTCATTTCCTGCTTACATTGTTCCTGCAACCCAATTAGCTGCTAAAGTCCGTATGACACCAGCGGACCAGGCAACGGAACAACTTAATGCTTATATGAGTAAACTTCAAAGAGGACGTACTTCTCCTTTGACTTCTGAGGTACGTATCCAACCTTCCTTGTTCTAGTTATGGCAGAAAAGAAAAAAAATAAAAAATGGATTCAGAAAACTGAGATGAAGAAAGGTGTCTTTACGGCTAAAGCTAAACGAAAAGGTATTACCACTGCACAGCTACAAGAGAATGTTCTTTCGGCTCCAGAAAAGTATGATGCTGAAACCGTAAAACAAGCAAGGTTACGTCAAACTTTGGTAGGATTAAAAAAGAAAAAAGACGAAAAAAAAACTGAGACCTAATGGCACGTGACGCGAGACTTGACTTAGGGCGCTACATACAGAATCCTTTTAATCGTCGAGGAGAAATCTCCAAGCGTTTGGATTTTGATGACTTGTTCCAATCCAAGTCAAACAGTGGAGAGTACCCTTGGAACCCATCAAAATTTAATGAACGTGATTTATTAAAACGTGCAATGACACGTAAAGTTACATTAAACCCAGATCTTAATTTTGTAGGTAATACACCTTTCTTTGATGACAACGCAGAAGTAACACCACAGTACGAGCTGTTTGAAGGACTTGGTCGTTTCAATAGACCAGAAGATTATGACTTTGATGAAGGTAGGGCACGTACCACACAACGTCCACAAGATCAACCTGACTTCAATCAAGATTGGATTGAATCGTATAGATTAAGTCCTACTTTAAAACCAGGGAAAGCAGCACGTAACCCAATGCCTCGCTTACGTAATCCTGATCCAAATGGTTATCTAATGGCAGGAGCAGAGAAACGGGCTGAGAATGAAATAGAAGATAAACCTTCAATTGCACAACTGTTAGATCGTCAAGGTTTAATTAAAACAGAACAAAAACAAGCAGAAGAAAAACAAGGAGAAAAAACTGCAAATGAAGAAGCCGTTGAATCTAATACTTCCCCTGGTAAAACACAAGAGTAACTAAAGATAAAATAGTATTAATGCATATAGAAAATGTTTAAAATTGCGGGTCAACTAGCAGGAGCATTAAAAAATTCTGCTCCCGTAAAAAGGTTAGTAGCAGATGGTGGAGGCGATATGTTACGTGCTTCTGTACCAGGGGGTTTACTTACAGGCATATACACCACACTAGCCACTGGTAATCCAATAGCCGGTCTTACGGTAGGTGCAGCAGATATCGGGTTAGGTGTAGGTGCAGGTAAATTATTAAAAAAATATGCACCTGATATTGCAGGTAAATATAATGCTTATATACCAGATGAAGTATTAAAAAAATATGCGGGTTCATCAATACCTGCAGAAAAAATTAATCGTGTATATGAACCTAGTTGGCAAGCTAATGCTGTGAATCTAGCGGGTAGTGTTGCAGCACCAATGCTAATTGAACCTTTATTTTATCCTCAGCAACAAATAAACACTAATCAGTCCGTGACACAACAACAACAACTTGGTCAGCAAGAAATGTTAAATCAAATGTACCAAGCACAAACAGCAGATGGTACCTTGTATCAAACGCAAGGTCTTCCTTATCGTTCAACGGGGCAATACTAATGGCCGTACCAGGGAGACCAGAACAAGCACAGACGTTCCTTAGGCGTGCAGCGGACGCCTACAATAGCGCAATGCATTCTGTTGGTGATCTAATGCCAACTAAAATTAAAAAAGGTTTTCAGTCAGGTGTGGAATTAATGACACCTGAGTCTAGACGTGAAATAACAGATGAACAAGGTAATCGTATTCTTAGTAGTATTTCAAATTACAGTACATTTAGTCCGAATTTTAAAAAAGAATTAAAAAATGTAAAAGGTATTAGTTTCAACGAAACACCACAAGAATTTATAGGTGCTTATGCAGCTAGGTTATTAACAGATGCAGGCACAGACTCAACTCGTCATTTGTATTGGCGTTACAATCACCCAATGGCAATTGCAGATAAACTTATTGAAAAAGCTGCTGGACCTGCATATAAACAATTTAACCCAACACAAAAAGGTCTTGTTGGCTTAGCTATTAGTGCACCTACCGTTGCTTCCCTAGGACAAATGGACATAACAAATCCTCTTGAACAATTTAGATCAAAAGGTTTTGCTCAAACCTATGCAGAAGAAGGAGCAGAAGATCGACGTGAGACTGGTCAACCTGGAACTGAATTACTTGAACGTTTGGTCCTTGGAAGACAAGGTCGTCCACTTAAATATGAAACAGCAAAAGAAGATATCCCTAGTTTGACACCTGAAAGGTATAGTAATTACATGAAGAATTATTACCAAGATAAAGGTATTACAGGTCTTGGTTTAATTAAAGGAACAATGGAAAATTTGGAAGGTGTACCAGAAGCTCGCATTGTAGGCTTCCCAATCGGACTACAGGCAGCAGGTGCATTAGCAGGAGGAGCAATGGCTCTCCGTGGTGCATTACAAACCCGACCACCTGTTGTTACAACAAAAGAACGTCGTGTTATCTCGTATCCTGGTGGAAGTTCACGTGTTGTCGAACAGGATGTTAATACTAGAGTACCAATGGCTACACGTAAGACTGCAAGTATTGCATTAGCTGGATCTTTAGCAGGAGCATTAGTAGGTAACTTAACCAACCAAGCTATTGCTTCATTAAATAATCATCCTGAGAACTTACCAAGCACAAATGAATACCGTTAGAGTATGTAGGCTGGTAAAATTAACTTATTAGGAAGGCATAATTGAATGGCACAGGTAACAGGTTCCCGTGGCGCTCCCATGAATAATGACCCAAAAGTGCAGGAAATACTTCGCGAGGCTGAAAATAATCCAGGGCTTTTTCAGCAGCTTATGGGTATGCTTGGAATGGGTGGTGGTGGGGAGACGCAAACTCAATCTTCTCGCCTTACAGGAGATCTTGGCTTAACGCCGATGTCTACTGGCCCTATCACAACAGGCGGAGGCTCTTCAGGAGCCGTAGGTAATGTAGCAGGTGTTAGTCCTCGTATAACTGGTTACAATGAAAATGCTACGCGTTCTGGTGCACCTATTACAGGTGGCGGGGGAGGAGGTTTTTCCATTACAGGGAGTGGCGGTAGAACATTAGAAGGTGGCGGTGGTAGTGGCGGTGGAGGTGGTGGTCGCCCACCTATTACTGGTGCAAGTGCAGATGCTCCATTACCTTCAGGGGGAGGAGGGGGAAGTAGCATTCCACCTATGGGAGCAGCAAAAGGTGCTACTGCAGGAGGAGGTAGCAGCTTTACTCCTACTGCTGCAGCCACAACGAAAGGCATTGGGTTTCAAGGTTTACTTAATAATGTATCAAAAACAGTAGCAGGTGCAGGTGGCGGAAGAGCGTTAGCGGGTAAAATAGCTGGTAAATACCTCCCAATTGCAGGTGCTGGTCTTTCGTTAATGCAAGGTGATGTTGGTGGAGCTGCAGGTGGTTTAGGTGGTATGGCACTTGGCACAATGCTAGGAGGTCCTATCGGTGGTTTGGTTGGATCTGTTGTTGGTGGGGGTATTGGTACTGCTGCACAGAAAGGTATAGGTGGACTTATCCAAGGTGCTTTAGGTGGTGCTGCAGCTAATACTGCTGCTCGTGGTGAGTCTGCTGGACCCATCCCTGGTCTCCCTGGTATTGGTGCTAAGAAAGTAGGTGATATGAATGTCAATGAAACAATTGACTTTATGCGAAGAGCGGGTATGAATCAAGTAGATATTGCAACAGCACTTAATCCGATGTTGAATCAAAATCTTGATCAACAACGTAATCGTCAAATGCAGTTGAATCAACAGACTGCACAACTTACTGGCGCACTTAATCAGCAAAGATATATGGCTGAACTAGCAGGTGGAGCACAAACAGAAGCTGGCGCACTTACACGACAAGTAATAACATCTGTTAATCCTTACGCTAATTCCGCGTTCCAGTATCGCTAAAGAAAATGTATTCTTTTGACCCCTCTGTAAATCTTGGCGGCATAGATCTAAATTCTTTTCGTCTTCAACAACCGGGTAAATATGCTTTTGAAAACATTGCAAAAACAGAAAATACTTCTCCTAGCACAGTAGATAAAGGTGACTCTTTTGAACGTATTTTAAATATAATGCTGGACCCAACACGAAGAAAACAAGCTCTTGAAGATACATTAGAATTTCAAAATAGACAACAAGCTGCAGCGGCACCTTACAACATGTTATATAAAGGACTAGATACTTTATCTAAACTTCCTGAACAGATATCTGGAAGAGCTGCTGACCGAGCGATGAATATTGTTCTTGGTGCAAGAAACGCTACTGAAGCATATAATCAAGCAGCAGCTAATTATCCAAAGACAAATTTCCAATCAACTGCTTCACCTGTTCAAAGAAACTATTTTACTTAAAATGAAACAATGGCTTATAATTGGAGTAACCCAGTTGACTTTAGCTCTGGCTTTGGAGCCGACACTCAAGGTCAATTTAAAGACATTACGTCTTTTCTACCAGCCAAACAAGGAGGTAATATGTTACTAGCACCGTTAGCTGCACCCCTTATTACAGGAGGTTTTAATGCACTTACCAGCATGTTTGGTGCCAATCAGGCACAACAAGCCGCTAAACGTTCAGAAAAACTAGCAAAAGAAAATGCTTTTCTTAATTTCTTTCAAGCAGGTTTAGGAAGGGATGCAGCAGAAGCAGCTAATACTAATCAATATGCTTTTGCTTTAGGAGATAGAAACTTTAGTAATACGCTTTCTGATCTTGATTTTGGGCGACAAAAAATTGCAGCAGCATTTCAAAAAGATATTTTAGATCCAAAAGATTTTGCTAATAAAAGAGATGCGTTTAGAGCGGAAATAGGAATGAGAGGTTCTGCTGAATCTAAAGCACTTGAGCAGGCAGCAAATCGAGAAAACCTTAAACGTACACTTGCTGAGAAACAAGGTGCAATGATGGGCATGTTTGGTAGAATTGCTCCAATAGATACATCCACACTTTTCGTATAAGGAGTTAAAGCATGGATTTTTTAACCGCTTATATGATGAATATGCAAGCAGCACAAGCTGCTGCTGCCAGGAATGACGCAAATAGGAGATTTGATGTAGAAATGGATGAAAAAAGAAAAATTCAAGAGCGAGCTGATCAAGCAATAGCAGAAGATAAAGCTAAGGAAGCCGCACGTAAAGCTTCTGGTATTGCAGGCTTTGGTGGTTTACGTTCAGGTCTAGAGTCTCAACTGAAACAAGGTTTAATTACATATAACGATGCTTCCAGTCAACTACGTGATTACGCTGGTAAATACGAAATAAATGCGGAAGAAGATGTTAATAAATTAACAGATCTTTATACGAAAGAATTATTACCTGGACGCCGCTCCACAGGAATCTCTGCGGCCTATCAAGAACTCTTAGGACGCGAAGCTACGGAGCCAGAGAAGACAACTGCCTTAGAACGTTTTAATCAAGGTTATTACAGCAGTGTTCAAGACTTAAAAGACTCCCTTGCCAAAGGTTCGGAATATCAAGATAAATTCTCAAATAGTTATCTTGATAACTATTACGATACGATGTATGGTAAGGAAGAGAGGGATGCAGCAGGTAAGAGAACAGGTATAAGAAGCTTTAAGTTTGATAAGTCACTTCTTCCTACTTACGCTGAAGGAACCTTAGATAAAGCTGGAATTACAGTTCCAGACTTCCAAGACACCTTTACTGGTAAAGGTAGTGAACTTGACGAACAAATACAAAATATCAGAGACACACGTAAGTATCTTTACAGTGCTGGTCTAACCAATCTCCAAGGAGATATCGATAAAGAAACACAGAAGTTAAAGAATAAAGGAGCAATAGAAGTGGCTAAGATTGGATCGACGGGCGATATGTATAAAGCTTTGATAGGAAGTTTTAGCTTCTAATTTAAGATATTTTTGTTAGAATTAATTAATTAAATGGGTTTTAAATTATGGCAAATGATTACGCAGCTTATTTGAGTAGATACAAGGATTTACAAGATGCTTTTGGTACAGATGTTGATAAAGCTAAGCAACATTATGAACAGTACGGCCAGGCAGAAGGTCGAGACGCTTCAATTTCATCGACAAAGAAGGATCTTGCAACTGAATTTGACATTAATCGTTTTGAAGCTCTTCTAAATCGTTTAGAAGCATCTAAAGGTCGTCAACAACGCCAAAAGTCCGTTGAAGGACGCCGTGATATCTTCAGCCAGGGTCTTGCTGGTATGATGAGTAACTTCTAAAGTTTTAAAATTAAAAAAGTTTAACTGTTAGTAGGTATGTTTTTGTTATAATTATCTAGTGTACATTAGTTGAGACCATGGCTCCAGAAATTATTGCCCCGTATGCTAACAACGCTTTAACCGACACAGAGAAAGCTGACGCAGGTACTGAATTTGACATTAATCGTTTTGAAGCTCTTCTAAATCGTTTAGAAGCATCTAAAGGTCGTCAACAACGCCAAAAGTCCGTTGAAGGACGCCGTGATATCTTCAGCCAGGGTCTTGCTGGTATGATGAGTAACTTCTAATTTCCCATAGGTGCTGTAAGCCATGACCAGTAGCGTTCCAGCAGGACAAGTCGATGCTGATGATTGGTTTGATTTAGACAAATATCGTCAGGCAGCTGGCGTGGCTTACGACTTTTCCAAGAAAAAGATGGAGGATGCTGGTGGACAGGAACGAGAAACTATCGGTAAAGGTGCCGAAGAACAACGTACCTCCGCAGAGCAGTCACAGCGCTTTAAAGAAAGGGACGAAGAACGCGATTACGGCCAGGCCCAACGAGCTTATCGATATTGAGTTATTCGATGGGTGGGTAGATAATTTAGATGCGTCTACCCAAGAATCATTTTGTGCATTCGCCAAAGAAAATTACTCTGTAATAGAAGCATATCTATACTCACGATTCCTTGGTTATAAAGGAACCGTGACTGCGTGCGAACTATGGGTTAAACAACATTATGATAAACCGGATCACCGAAAGAAACTCTTGTATGAAATTGACGAGATGCAAGAGGACGTACGTAAATTACGAGAAGATGTAGAGAATGGTGTTGTAAAACGTGATGCGGGAGTAGCTCGTATTGCTTCTATGCAAAAAGAAATTCGTGGTCATATTGACCAAGTAGAAAAGTTTACGAGCATTAAAGATAGAAAAGGTTTATTGATGGCAGGTGCTGATAGGGCCATACGTGAATTAATGTTTATTTTCAAAGATGATCCAATTGAGATCCCCCTGGAAGAAGCAACAATGAGCGTATGGTCTAGAATGCAACTTGAGGAATGATTCTGTTATAATTATATTTACATTAAATAAATAACATGGGTGCCGGAAGAATACCTTTAAGAAGTAATACCAGTCAACCAGGGCTAGATGACAGAGAAAATTTTAGTTCAGATAGGTTTGGCACTTTACTACGCAATTTAGAAAGGGAAAAAGAAAGCATTAACCGACGTAAAGTACGTGGGATGTTGATGTAAACATTATATGCCTAAAAGTAAAATGCCACCTCAATTTCTTGAGTATCTCAAGAAGAAAGACGCCAAGAAAGAAGATGGCACAGAGATGAATGATAAAGAAAAGCGTAAGGCTGCTCTAGATAAAGCAAGGAAATACAAAGACCAAAAGAACAGTAAAGCTAAAAAATAGAGTAGGATTCCATAAAGTTGAAACATTCTTGTGCCTAGCTATACACACCTTGCTTATCGACGTAATGCAAAAGCTGCTGCTAAAAATCAACAAATACGTATACCCAAGAATGTAGATGCTCTTAAGCTTGCGCAAGAAGACTTTGGCTTCTTTTGTGAGTATGTAGCCGACAAGCCTCCTGCTGAACATCACTTGGAATGGCATAAACATTTCATAACAGAAGAAGACAGTAGTTGCCTTTTACATATTGCTGGACCAAACGTCGACCTATTGGCACCAAGGGGACCACTTGCTGTTTCAATGCCAGTAGCAACTCCTAACGGATGGGTGCCAATTGGTGATTTACAATTAGGTGATTTAGTTTTTTCTGAGAAGGGACAAGTTACAGAAGTAATTAATATATCTGATTATGCATTGTCTCCAACGTGGGAAATATCCTATACAGATGGTTCATCCGTACGTTGTGACGATCAACACCTATGGAAGGTGCGGCGCGTAAGTTCTGATGCCAAAGGTGAATGGCGTGTTATGTCTCTTAATGAAATACGTACACAAAAAACAAGTGGAATAAAAAGAGACGGTAAAGGTGATTCTTCAAGTCAACGTATTACTACAACTTGTTCACCGGAAGAAAAACCTTGGTTGGACAGCAGGGGCTACGCTCGTTACTATATTCCCGTGACGGAACCAGTTCAGTATCCAGAAAAAGAACTTTTAATTGATCCATATTTACTTGGTGTTTTAATTGGAGATGGTTCCTTAAGCAGTGGAAACTTAACAATAACTAGCGCTGATTCAGAATTGATTGAACGTTGCGCTCAACTTTTACCTAAAGACTACACGTTCAAAAAAGCTTCTAAGTACGGTTATCGTATTTCACATGTTAAAGGCAGCCTTTTTTCTGGAACACCAAATCCTGTGAAAGGAAATCTTGAAAAGCTTGGCTTGTATGGAAAAACATCAGTATCAAAATTTATCCCAAAAGAATACTTATTTTCTTCTGTTGCTGATCGTGAGGCGTTGCTACAAGGTTTACTCGATACGGACGGCACGGTATCTAGTTCTGGTTCTGTTTCTTTTTGTACTACATCTCAACAACTGGTAGAGGACATCATTGAACTAGTTCAATCATTAGGAGGTATTGCAACTAGACATAGTGCACAGTTTAATTCTTATACGCTGCCCAACGGAGTAAAAACCCGTACAACAACACCTTCTTATAAAGTAGGAATAAAATTAAACCCTGAGATCAGACCATTCTTTCTGGCACGTAAAGCACTGAGGTATACTCCTTGTACTAAATACCTTCCTTACCGTGGAATTGTAGATATTAAACCTTCGTTTGAAGAGAAGGTACGTTGCATAGAAGTGCAGGATGAGTGTCATACATTCTTAACAAAAGATTATATCGTCAGTAAAAATTCGGCCAAAAGCACAGTCTTGGGTTTGCTTACGGCATGGGCTATTGGTATTCACACTAAAGCTAAACGTCCTCTACAGATTCTTTACTTGTCATACACAGTTGATATTGCACGATCCAAAAGTGCTACTATCAAACGCATCATTGAAAGTAAGCGATACCAAGAAGTTTTCCCTACTGTACGCCTAATGAAAAATGTAACCAGTAATGAGTATTGGTCAATAGATCATCGTTTTGCTGGTATTGACACAACTGGTGATGAACAGTTTACACTTTGTGCTGCAGGACTTAAGGGCTCAGTTACTTCCAAGCGATCTCATTTAGTAATGATAGATGACGCCATAAAAAGTTCGGCAGATATTTCAAATCCAGACATTAGAAAACAAATGCAAGAGAACTGGAATGCTGTGATCGCACCTACGATGTTTGAAGGCGCACGAGCAATATGTCTTGGTACACGCTTCCGACATGATGACATTCATGCGACAACTTTTAATGAACAAAATAATTGGATGCAGATCGTTCTTCCTGCAATTAAGAACAATCTTATAACAGGAGAAGAAGAATCCTATTGGCCTGAAATGTGGTCTTTGGAATACCTAAAGGAAAAGAAACGACAGGCACCTATCGCTTTTTCTTTTCAGTACATGAATCAAATTATTAGACAAAACGAACTTTCCTTAGCACCAGAACTAATAGTTAAAGCAGAAATTGCAACGGAGTTTGATACTCTTGGTGTGGGTGTTGATCTATCTGCTGGCGTTAAAGAAAAGAATGATTACACCGTTATGGTACTAGGTGGACGTATCGGCGATCAAATTCATATTATTGATTACAGACGAATACGAGTCATGGGAAACCTGGAAAAACTTGATGTACTTAAAGAACTTCTTAACGACTGGTCTATTCTCGGTAAAGATGAAAACAATAATTATTTCCCGACTTTCGCAACAGTTGACATATGGTCTGAAGCTGTACAGTACCAGGCGTCCTTGGAAGCCGACTTTAAAAGAGTTTGTTTAAATCAAGAAGGTCTCTACAACATCTTGTGGCATCCTGTCAAAGGTTTCCGTGCAGATAAGCTTGCAAGGTTTCGCGGCATTATGGGCATGTTTGAAGATAGAAAAATAATCTTTAATCGATTTAGGAACTTCACAAATCTCTTCGAGGAACTCACGAACTTCGGCGTAAGTAGTCATGATGATTGTGCGGATGCCCTTGTGTGGTTAGTTAACGGTCTAGCACGGAAAGGTCAATTACACCTAGACTTTTAATTCTAAAGACTTTATAAAATTATAAAGATTAGTTACAGCAGTAGATCTTAACATATAGAATAAAAATGTGAGGAATTCCTCACATATCTACATGTTTCTTAACGTCCTCATGGTTTCTACTCTTGCTCCACGTTCTGGCGTGGCTGGGTGGGATCAGTTTTGTAAGTGGGTTACAGGCACTGAAAATCGTCTTTATGTCGGTTGGTTTGGTGTACTTATGATCCCTTGCCTACTGGCCGCCACCATTTGTTTTATCATCGCTTTTATTGCTGCTCCACCCGTTGATATCGATGGCATTCGTGAACCTGTTGCTGGATCCCTCCTATACGGAAACAACATCATCAGCGGAGCCGTTGTGCCCAGCAGCAATGCAATCGGCTTACATTTCTATCCAATTTGGGAAGCTTCTTCGCTTGACGAGTGGCTCTACAACGGGGGTCCCTTTCAGCTCGTCATCTTCCACTTCCTCATTGGCATCTTTGCTTACATGGGACGAGAGTGGGAACTTAGCTATAGATTAGGGATGCGTCCCTGGATCTGTGTTGCGTACTCCGCACCAGTAGCTGCAGCAACTGCTGTATTCCTGATTTACCCCTTTGGTCAAGGTTCGTTTTCTGATGCAATGCCTCTTGGTATATCAGGAACCTTTAACTACATGTTTGTATTCCAGGCTGAGCATAACATCCTTATGCACCCTTTTCACATGTTAGGTGTAGCTGGGATTTTTGGTGGATCGTTATTCAGTGCTATGCATGGTTCTCTCGTCACATCCTCATTGGTACGTGAGACGACTGAAGACGTATCTCAAAACTATGGCTACAAGTTTGGTCAAGAAGAAGAGACCTACAACATCGTTGCGGCACACGGCTACTTTGGAAGACTTATTTTCCAGTATGCCAGCTTTAACAATAGTCGTAGTCTTCATTTCTTTCTTGCCGCTTGGCCTGTGATTGGTATATGGTTTGCTGCACTTGGTGTATCAACCATGGCATTTAACTTAAATGGTTTTAACTTCAATCAATCTATTGTTGATAGCCAGAATCGTGTGGTGCCTACTTGGGCTGATATTCTCAATAGAGCTGGTCTAGGCTTCGAGGTTATGCATGAGCGTAATGCACATAACTTTCCTCTTGACCTTGCAACAACTGAGTCTGTTCTCGTGGCACTAAAGGCTCCGGCCTTAAGCTAAATTTAAAATAAAATTATCGACCCGACTGCTAACACGGTCGGGTTTTTTATTGTAAACTAAAGGAAAGAAATCTAAAACCTTGGGTCCGGAATACGCTGCCATCTTTTTGACTGCGGTCATTTCAGCGATCACAGGTGGTTCCTGGGTGGCTAACAAACTGTTGTCCCGTCAAACGGAAAGGATCCAACAAGGCGTGGAACACATCAATACACAGAGACGTAGGATCGACAATTTAGAAGATGAAGTAAAGCGTTTACCAATGGATTACGTACTAAAGGTTGATTTCTTACACGAGATTACAGAAATGCATAGTAATTTTAGACAGATTAACAATAAACTTGATAAGCTAATTGAAAAGCTTTTAGCAAAATGAGCTACGTACTTGAAGTCCAAGAAGATGAAAACGGTGATTGCTTTATCACGTTTCCAGAAGAAGTAATCGATGAGTTAGGCTGGAAGGAGGATGATGTGCTTAGTTGGGATGTACGTAGTAACGGCATCATTCTAAGTAAAGTAAATGACTCAAGCGGTTATGAGGTTATAGAAGAGTAGAATACACAAAAGTAAGTAGTTAGATTATGGCTGGTTATTATGACGGAGAACGCAACGTACCTGGGGCAGTTGGTAATATAGGTGGTACAGCCAATAGCTTCCTTGCTGGTAACCCTAGTTTTGATGTGAATAAAGGTCCAGGTGCTTTAGGTGGTCGTTCAGAAGAACAAATACGACGTCTTCTACAGAGCACTCCAAATAATCAACAGTTACTTGACGAAATGAAACGCCGTGGGATTACTCCTGGTGGCGGTCCACAACTGCCCTTAGCCGGATCACCTTTTGGTTCTAGTAACCTTGCCGGTGCAACAGCACAAATGAATCCAGGTCAGCCAGGTAATTACGCGGGCATGGCATTACCAAACGGATTTATCAATAAATATGTCTCTTAAATCTGCTAGCATTTAACAAAGGTAATAATTAATGGACGCTAAAGCCCGGCTTAAAGAGATTGTTGATTCCTACATCGAGAAGGATGGAGGAGCTTCCGTTGATACCGGTATTGTTGCGTCCCACTTAGCACAGATGAAGTTGTTTGGCATCCGCCAGGGTGTTGAATTCTTTCCAGCTCAAGATAACTTTGGTAATCAACGCAAAGACTTTATCGACCGTGTAATTAAATTTAATCAAATAGACACACGCTTAGATTCTATCTGGGACTATTTCCTGTGTGATGGACAAGGTCTTTTTTATATACGTCCTACAGAAAACAACTATCGTCTTTACTTCTTTAGACGTAATGAGTATAGGAGTTTCTACAATATTGACGGGGAGTTAGATGAAGTTGTAATTATCTATAGCTACAAGATACGTCAAGGTTTTGGCTTTCAACAAGACATTGTATCTTCTGATATAACAGGTTCTGCTTCCATGGGGCAAGGCGGAGTTAAACGTTACATTCGTCTTTCGATTAAACGTAAAACAATAGAAGAGACACACTCGGAAGCAGAACTATCATTTGATACTAACTATCAAATGAACTCTGGGCGTACCACCACACTTAAAAATACGCTTGGCTTTATTCCTTGTGTTGAAATCTTTAACAATACTAAAGGCTTCTCAATGGAAGGCGTTGGTGAATTTGACGCCTTAGCCAACCATATATGTACGCATGATGACTTGGTGCGTACCATGCGGAAGAATGTCACCTTCTTTGGTAGCCCAACTCTACTTTCTTCTCGTCCTAAAACGGACCTAATGGAATCCAGTAGCGATACTGCTACTGTGCAACGTCCTTCTATTGCAGCGAACTCAGGCTTTGGTGGTGCAGGACCCTTAAGTAGATCTCAATTTAAATCTGATCCTATATATCGCGGTATCGATGGTCAGCTTCGCGTACCACGCATCATTGCAAACCTTGAACCTAACGATCGTGTTGGTTACATTGTTCCAGATGCAATCACAGGAGATCAAAATTCTTTTGCACGTCAATACCGAGAAGAGATACGTACATCTCTTGGCGGTGTAGATGAATTATCGATATCTGCAGGTGTAACTGCAACAGAATACAAATCGTTATTTGGCAGGGTATCTGCTACTGCAAAGAAAAAGGCAACTGCTATTTACACATATGGGATATGTCGTTGCCTAGAACTTATTTTATTCCAAGAAGAAACTTTATTCCGTAACACATTAGCAGCGGCTGCAGGAATTGAAAGGCCCTTGGAACTTCCCGAGCAAGCTACTGATGAAGACACAGCAGCATATAACGAAGCTATGAGTATGTTTGAAGATCAAGTCAAGAAGATAATGATGGCTTGTCTCAAGACTCAACAAATACCACCTGGTGTATTAGGACTAATTCCAGATGGAGATGTGACGCTCCAATGGCGCTGGATGGGACCTGTTTATGAAGACTCAACACAAGATATTCTTAACAACTCAATTGTTGTTAGGAACCTACAGGAATTAGGTGTTGATAGCATTGAAGCACTGAAATACCTCTTCCCCTCAAAAACGGAAGAGGAGCGGGCCGAGATGTTATCTGGGTTCCCGTTCAGGATGGTGAACGAATTACAGAGTGCATACTCTCAATTCTCTCGCCTGGTGGGGGGTATGATGCAGACTCCTCACCCGCAATCACCGGACTTACCGATGGCTGCGGATCCAAGATTGGATCTAACTCCATATCTGTATCGTACATTAGAAGCATTACAAAAGGAGATGAGTTATGCAGGACGCTACCGTCCAATCGATCCCACAGATGAGCCAAGTACCAGCAGCCGTCGCTCCGAGCAACTACGTGGTGGCAGCACCTCAAGCAGCTCCGGTCAGCTACCAGGCAGCACCTCAGGCTTATCAAGTGGGTACGAGTTACCCCCAAGCGGTACCTCAGGCGAACCCCAGTTACCAATCAAGCCCTACTCAATACGCCCCCCAATCCCAACCGGCGGCACCTCAGGGCAACCCATGGGAGTCGGCGTTCAACAAGGTAGTGGGGCTACTGAGCGCACCAGTCCAATCCCCGTTCCAGGGTCAACCCTTTCAAGCGGCACCTCAGTATACCCCGGCCAATTACGGAATTCCGTACAGCCAAGCTACGCAACAATCGGCTCCGCAGACTTGGCAAGCCAACCAGGCTTACTTGCCCAACTATTCCCCAACCTCCTTGACGGGATCCTCGGCGGTTCAGGCGCACCAGGAAGTAAATACGGCGATAGCAGATTATTACAATCTGAGCAACGAAACGCGTCAAGTTCTGGACGTGTTCGGGATGGAAGCTCCGGCAGTCCTGAACAACTACGCGCTAAACCTGGAAGCAATGGTGGACAGCGCCGTCGCATGGGGAAACCGCGCAGCTAACTGTATTACCGGTTACGCCAACTTTGCCGTTAATGAACACCAGGAGAACCTCGCTTATAACGAGATTCTGACTAACCCTGATGTACTCAGCGACTACACACTTAAGTTCTTCGGTCCTGAAGGTCCTTATCCTGTGTACGAAAATGAAGAGCAACTAGCTACTCGTGGTTATCCCACTCAGCCTGCTGGTTATTCACAAGTAGGTCAGTTCCCTGCACCTCCTGCTGCTGCTGCTCCTCAAGCCCCTGGTAATTTCTGGGGTGAATTTAACGACACAATGACACGTGATCCACAAAATGCTTGGCGCATTTTGAATCAAGCACAACCTCAAACTGTTGCAAACAAATTGTTTGTAATGGAGTAATACATCAGCTTGTAATGAATAAATTACAAGCTGTTAAAATCATGTTAGATAAGACATATAATGTCTGAATCTTTCACCCTGTAAAAACATTCCCCGAGAACTGGAGGATAAAACAAAGTGTTCATTGATAACGATTTTCCAAAGATTCTAGGTGCGGAACTTTACCGTCCCCACCCTGCTTATATTGCGGAAATGGCTGTTGAGCCCGTGGTCGTCCACGACTTCACACGCCAACCTGGTCAAACTGTACAACTCGACCGCTACAAGTTCTGGGGAACCCCTGGCACTAAAGATAGCCGCGAGCGTATTGCCGACCAAACCATTGGTACCGCTAACAGCCGTAACATCACCAAGGAGAAAGTCCTTGTGGTACTTAAGGAGTACACCGGTCCTGCGGACCCTGGTGATCCTACCCAACCTTCAACCTTTAAGATTGCTCGTGAAACTCTAGTTACCGCTCAGCGCATGTTGCTGGACACAGGTAACTTGAATATGTTCCACCAATCTATCGGTAGCCTCACACTGCTAGATGACTATCGTCGTTGGCGTGATCGCGTCTTCCTTGACGAACTAGCTAAAACTGAAGCTAATGGTAAAGCTTCTGGAACCCAAGGTGGTTACTACTTCGCTGGTAACAAAACCAAAGATTCCTCTGGCCGTATTTCTTATGAGACAGCTGAATACACAGCTGATCTTCAACAGTTCCATGTATCTACTGACCTGTTAACTGTAGTTAAAGATTTACGTAAGCGTAACGTACCAAGTTTTGCTGATGGTTTGTATCGTTGCATTTGCGACCCTACATTCATGATGCACTTGCGTCGTGACGCTGACTTCCGTGAGATTGCACGTTATGCCGGTAACCCCGGTCAAGGCATGTACATGGCTAATCCCATGATGCCTAACAACGCCAGCTTCTTCATGGGTCCCCAAGCTGGTCAAGCTTACTTCTTGGCTGGTGAACCTGTAATGCCTACTGGCGTTCAGTTTGAAGGTGTGAAGTTCTATGAGTCAACCAACTTCCCAACCAAGAACGTTACCACAGCCTTTAACGGCGCATCTGGTACCTACACTTCTCAGGAAGTTGCACAAGGTTACTTCTTTGGTCCTCAAGCAATTGGTGTTGGTATTGGCGGTCCTAACGCTCAAGTACTCATCAACAACAACGATGACTTCAGTCGTTTCATCATCTTGATTTGGCAACTGTATGCTGGTTTTGAAGCCTTGAACAAGGACTTCGTTACTACCGCATTCAGCTACGTCTCCAATGACGGCACTGTTTAAACATAATCACTGTAATAATCTCCAAGGAAAAAATAAATGACTTATTTGTCCGCTAAGAAAATCTACCCAGGCAACTGGGCGGAACCCCTGAATGGTTGGTACAAAAACATTGATACCAACGACAACGGCTCTAATGACGCAACTAAAGGTGGCCCTACTTCCGTATTGGCTCTCCCCGGTTACCGTTATTTTCAACAACGTGGTTATGTCGCTGTAACCGCAACATCTGGTGCTGGTGCAGTAGCTGCTGCTGATGTGATCGTTCCTTCTCCTTATCAGAATGACGACACACGTACCAACATCACTGGTATGGTGATCTCTGGTTCAGCTACCCTACCTGCTTACGTATACCGCACTGCGATTTCCGTAGCCTCTGGTTGGGGTGATGGTCGCGTTGCTTCTGGAATTTATGCCGCAACAGGTAACGTACTATCATTTGGTCGCAGTAACTCTGGTAGCCCAGTAGCTGCTTCTGGTGTTGGCGAAGGTGTTATCCAAGCTAACCTCACCTCTACTACCTCTGGCACACAAGCTGGTGAAATTTTCTTCACTGCAGGTGTTGCAGGTTATGGCACCAACCCATTCCTTATTGCTTCAGGTGCAGCAGGTGTAACAGCAGGTAATGTTAATTACGCTGCCACTGCATCCACCACCATGAAGGTGTTTGCAAAAGAAACAGCTAACAGTACAGCTACTTCTGGTGGTTTCTATATCTCCAGTGGTGATTCACTTGCTGGTCGTGCAGGTTACTTTGTAGTTGAAATATGCTACATCCAACCTGATGAAGCTCCTGGCTACGAAGATATCGATAGCTACTTAATTGGTCGCACTGTCAGCTAATTAGGGTAAACTAGGACCAGAACATTCTTCTGGTCCTTATGCTCTATCAGCACAAAAAGACAGGCGCACGCCTCAAAGTTATAAGCGAATGGGATAACGGCGACTGGTTTATGGTCGAAGACCAAGACGGACGTTTATTTACAGCTTATAAAACTGAAATATCGCCTGATGAAGATGCCACTAAAAAGGTAAAGACTCTTCAGGTAAAAGATAAAGCAGCAAAAGAAGAGCCACGTACTTTTCCTCCTGATCATCGCTTGAATGTAAATTCGGCAACTGCTCAGATGCTCGCAGATCATATCAAGGGCATAGGTCTTAAGACCGCTCGTGAGATCAAAGATCTTCAAATGTCCTTATCAGGTGAAAGATTTAACAATCTCGAACAACTGAGACAGATTAAACGAATTGATTGGGAGTCTGTTTTTTCTGCTGATTTAATACGTGTCTAATACTCATCTCCTACTTACCCCTGGGAAACCGGGGGTTTTTGCTTTTAGAATAAAAGAAAAATAAAATACAAATGGCAGCTTTAATACCGATAGGAAAAATTGCTAGTCCCGGAGAAGACGTCTTTGCGACTACTGGACCACATCTTGATGTACGTGTAATTCCACAATTTGGAAAAGATAAAGGTAAGAAAATTAACCCAGAGACAATAAGGTCTTTACTTCAAAATATACAAGCTGCAGGGAAGCCTATCGTACAACAAGGCAAAGATGGCCAGTGGAATTGGAACAACCCAATCACATCGCGTTTTGGGCCACGTTCTGCACCTACCGCAGGAGCATCCACGTACCATGAGGGAATTGATTTAGGCATTGGTGCTGGAACTCAATTAGCGTATAAGGGTTATGGTACCTTTACACCAAATAAAGGCTATGGTACTTTATCAACTACAGATTCAAAAGGACAACCTTATGATATTCAGTTCCTACATACGAAACCAGCGGGAAGTAGTACAGTTGCATCAGCCGCACCGGCTGTAACAGCACCTGCACAAACAACAACATCCACTGACGCACGAACAGAAGATATACTTAAAGCTTTTTTGTATGGTGCAGGATACACAGATAAGCCAAAGGAAGCACCAAAGACATTTGAACAACAGTTAAAGGAACAGTTATTAGGTAATGTTTTGAGTCAAGCACTTAACCCACAATCCTTTCTGTCTTCTTACTCCGCAAGTAATCCGTTTATACAAGGTAAGTCTGCAGCAACAGGTGATTTCCTTAACAATGTATTTAGTTGATTACATGCTTTTATAATAAATAGATAAGGAGGAATAGAAGTGCAACTCTCTGACTTCGACAAAAGCAGAGTTAGATACCATTTAGGATACTATGTGGTTTCTGTTCCAGCGGGAGATTATGCTCGTTTAGAAGAATCTTTGAACACTGTTCCTGATTCTTACTTCTACGACAAAATTGCTATTCAAATTGGTCGTTGTGATACGGCTGAAAAGAAAACAGAAGTCGCCTCTTCTCCTTCCACACGTTTAGAAAGTATTGCAGGTGATGTGGATCGCACGATCCGCTCTAGTAATACCAAGGAAGCCTTGAAAGTTTGGGATGAAGTTTACCTTTACGAAACTAATCGTTTAGCTGGTATTCTTTACGTTCCAAACTACAAAGATCCTTTCCAAGCCAGATACCGCTACGAACGCTCTGGTGCTGAATTTATCCAGGCTTTACCTGGCCCTGCCGATACTTCAGTCGGTTCTCGTATTTATCTTCATGAGGTTTGGCGCTAATGGCTTATCAAGGTGGACAACGAAACAGCAAGCAAAGTCCTGATCCAGGTCAAACGCAAAGAGCTAGAGAACAACAAGCTGTTCTTAATAAATTAAGACAAGGTGGTGTTATCCGTGGGGCAGAGCCTGCAAATCCTTTCGCAAGAATAGGAGCCTTCTTAAATCTTGGAACTAGCGAAACAAAACTTCCTAATTTAGGTTCTGCACGTTTAAATGGCAGAGAAGTTTTGCTTGGGAGAGGAGGTTATACACCGGAGGCTGCTGCGTTAGGTGAAATTAATGTCGGAGGACAACGTTTCTTCCCTGCTAAACTCGGAAACGATTTAGTTTATACACGAGAAGCTGGTAAAGTAGGCGGTCAATTTGGCAACCTTTTACCACGAGGCAGATCACAAGATCCTTCTATTGATACTTACGCACCACCAGCAGACCGTGCTTACCAACAGGAAGTATCTCGTACTGCGCAATTAACAGCACAGGATCCTGAACTTCAACGTTACGAAAACGCACGTAAAATTGCTGCTGCTCAAGGTGCTACACCTGAAAGCGTTAAGACAGCAGAAGATATTGGTATGCAAATCTGGGCTAAAAAATATGGTGGTCCAGGTGGCTTAGCTAGTAAAGTAAAACCTGGCCAAGCTGGATATGATGTAATTCAAAACACCATAAACCCTGGTGCAGCACTACAAGGACTTAGCGCCTACGGTAAGGCTGGCACAGAATATGATTACCGGGATTATGGCGAACCCCAAAATCCTGCTGTTGGTTATCAGATGCAATCACCCATCACATCTGTACCAGGACTTAATGCAACTACAGCACAACAAGTAAATACTGGAGCACAAGTACAAGCCCAAGACCTTGCAGACTTGTTTAAAAATGCTGTATTTGACGAAGAGTTAATGAAACAAATACAACAATATAATTAACTTTATATGCTTGGCATTGCACAACATGTAAGCCCAAGAACCCAACTGGATAAGAATCTTTGATTCACGGAGACCAGTGTTGTTGCTTTAAACTGATGACTCTTTGTCCTAATTTTGTTAAACGCCTTGCAGTTACTGTTAGCTTGATTACATCTGTTCAAGCTGTATTTACACCAGGTCTCAAGGCCGAATCAAATTGGGTTAGATGAAACTTCAATACTTATGTCTACACCTCGCGTTGGAACATTACCTCAAGCTGATCGTGCAGCAATATTTGATGCTGCGCGTAAGTTAAAACTTAATCCTTATGAATTAGGCGGATTCCTTTCTTTGGAATCTGGTACTAACATGGATCCCAATATCCGTGGTGGGGCAGGAGGTAATTATTATGGCATGATTCAATTTGGACCAGACGAACAAAAGAAATACCTAGATCAATCTCGCATAGGTAAATATACCCGTGCAGAACAGATGCCTAAAGCTGTTCAGTTTCTTACTGATCGAGGCTATAAACCAGGCATGGGTATTGATCGAGCTTACGCTACGGTATTAGGAGGTAATCCTAATGTTTCTTTAAACGCTAAAGATTCTTTTGGTACTTCTGTTGCAGGTGCATCAAAACGTTTTAAGCAAGGCGGTGATCTATATGAAAATGCACAACGTGTTTTGGGAGATGTTCCTAATACTTCTTTTAGTAACTCTGCGGTAACTTCTGTTAATACAAATACACGCTCTGTGGAAGATATTTTATCGTCAGTCTTAAGTGGCACAGAAAAACCAAAGTTAGAAGACACGAATAATAAGGCAAAAACATTAGTAGAGATGGTAATGCAATCCGTACTTCCTGGAGTGCTTTCTACAACCAGTCCAGTGATACCAACTAATCCTTTTGCGTTGTACTGATGGCTAGATTTTCTGACTACGTAGATAGCTCTTACCTCCCAGGGGAAGTGTATAATAGCGGCCTATCAGAATACCGTGAAGATCCACAATTTATTGTTGATTACTTAACAAAGAAAAAATTTAAATTTGCTGATATCCCGAATACAGGTAGCATACAAGACTCCTTGGCAAAACCAGGAAGTTCTTTTGAACGGTTTTTAAATTTACAAAATAATCCAGAGTCTTTATTTACAAGTAAAATGCGTCTTCCTCAGAAATTTCAAGAGTTTCAAGCTCTGTCTAACCTTGGAACATAACGCTATAATTAATAAAAAGCGGTAAGTACATTGTCTTCTACAGCCACAAATAAACAACCCTTATTGGTTGATAGACCATTATTTGATTCCGTCCGTGTAACTACACAGACTGTAGGTAGTGCATCCTCCAACACTCTCTTTGTACAAGGCGGACAAGGGCCATCAATTTTGGTGGACATGGATGCAGCCCTTAGTGAAGACACCAACAATGGCGGTGTTGTTGATTCCATTACGATTGTACGTAATGATTTCTATCGTGCTCCAGACTACACTTACACAGGAATTGCAAGTTCTGGTCAAGTTGTTTCCTTTGTAAGTGGTCAGATAATACAGATCACAGCAGTTACAGGTATAGGTACAGCTCCTGCTAGTGGCGTTGGTTATTACACCTATACAGGGGCATCTACATTGACAGGTGTTAACACCGCCCTTTTATACTCTGGCGGTACAACTACAGGCTTCTTATACAACGGCGTTAACTACGGATACAAACCTGCAGTTACCTTTGCGTTTTATCACACTCGTGGTACAACAATACCAATCCCTGGTTCTGGTGATTATAGATTGTTGTTTGCTAAGACAGTTCCGGCTGATAGTGGTGTAGTTGATTGTTCTGATGTGATGCCTCAACTTGCAACACCTGTTGTGCAAGCAGGCAATACCACTGGTTTGGGTTCGACCGCACCTTTACGTAACAAAGGTATTTACTTGGAACGTGGCGACAGAATTTACGTAGGTGTATTCCCAGACGGCCCTAACTCAAGTGGTTATATTCCAGGTGCTCACGTCATAGCAGAAGGCGGTTTCTTCTAGTCATGGCAAAGAAGAGTGGAAACTCTTTTGGCGCAAGTTCCTTTGGTGGTCTATCAACTGCACCCATAATTCCACCAGCGGGTGTGAAGCCAATAACTACGGAGTTTTCCCGTGGTTCAATTCCAGACTCTATTTACACAATAAATAGAGAATCTGCTTGGACACGTTGGAGAAAAGGTTATGAACTTGCGACCGCATCTACACATAACACTGATTACAGATATGAATTTTCCTACGAGATACCAGCTACTACAACAAGTGGTAATCCAACGCCTGTAATCTCAGGTGCCTTTGTAGGCTTTCCAACTACAAATAAAGAACTTGGAATGCACTGGGCGATATGGCGATACGCTGGATCATTACGTTGTGATGATTTTATTGATCCCGTTAGTACCGACAGACTTTATATCAGTAGCGTCACAGAAGATGCAACAAATTGGTATGTAACGCTTGCTGGAACCTGGAGCGCAGGCAACCCACTTCCCGCACCATTCTATATTCCTGTTACAGGACAACCTAATGGTTTACGTCCAGCGACTACAGAGATTTTTGAAGATCGTGTTATTACTGCCGGTGGAGACATAATTACAAAAGACACGTTTAATCCAGCAACACAAAAACGTTATGGTTATGTTCAAGCTGTAGTTACAAACATAGATCCTTTTACAGGAATACTTACGTTTAAGAAAGCTGGTTCTGTGTACGTAACACCGGACGCTGTGTATATAAGCCCATCTCCACAAAGCTTTACAGTAGGTAGGTATCTTATAACAGGAGCACGATACTGTTGTACCTGCCAGGACTTTACGCATCGGGACTACTCCTTCCTTACTTCTAGTAACAACAAACAATCAATACCTCGCAACAACATAGCATCAATAAAACCAGGTCGTTTTGAAATAACAAAACGTGATGGTATTTTAGATAACAGTGCAATGACTACAGCATCTGTAGATAGAAACATTGAGGTATATGCACCAGATACTTTCGGACTTGATTACACAGTCTCAGATAGCTCTACAACCGAAGTAGGAGCCACCAGAGACAACCCTGGGGTCTATCGTGAGTTTGGTTTCTTGTACACCCGTAGTACATCTGATATAGCGCTCCCAGGCTCTGCTGCAGAAGGCTTACCTGGTTACGAAGATTACGCTACAAGTGTTACAAGTACTGATGCAAATTCCATTCCACAAGATGTAATTACATCTATTACGGATAACTGGACACCTCTTCTAGATGAGTTACGTTATTGCAAACATATCTATGCACTTAGATTTAAAGATCGTGTATTTCCACCTGAACCATCTGATTTTCCAGTAGGACCAGAAAGTATGGTCAACTGGGAACAAAAGTTAATTGCTAAAACAGAAAAAGAACAACAAGCAGCAAGATCATACTATGCAACTAGAAGATCACTGGCGATGATGGATGTGCCTCCTTACAACTCTCAGTCACCAATGATATATCCAATGTTACAGAAATTATTTAACATTACAACAGACCGTATTCTTATTGCTAACTTTACTATGTATGATAAAGACGGCATAGCGTATACACCTTGAATACTTGTTACTGTCTTCAGGAAAGTTTTTGTATCTATACTCTTTCCTCCGCGCTTAGAGAAATTAAAATAAGATAACGGCAAATTGAGTATGTTCAATTGTGAGCGGGATCCTCTTTTCCTACTCTTTGAATTAACTCCAAAACTAGCCAAGCGACATTATCGACAATCTATATACAATGCATGGGATCACAAATGTGGTTACTGTGGAGAAAAGGCCACTTCACTGGATCATATAATACCAAGATTTAGATCGGGCTCTAATAATCGCAACAATTTACTTCCTTCTTGTCAGCGATGCAATAACCGTAAAGGAAGCAGTAAAATGGAAGAATGGTACATAGCACAAGACTTTTTCTGCAACAAAAAACTACAGAAAATTAAAGAATGGAGAAATCAAAAAATTCTTGATTTTTTCTTGTACACTGATGAGTGTACCAATACTGAGTTAAATAGTAAAAATGCCTCCTGATTTTAATTGGCAAAGCTATTTGAACGCTAACCCTGATGTATCAAATGCATTGGGATACAGTGAAGATGCTGCTATAGGACACTATTTAAATCACGGACAATACGAAAACAGACCTTTAAGTTTTGATTGGGAAAGCTATTTGAACGCTAACCCTGATGTATCAAATGCATTGGGATACAGTGAAGATGCTGCTATAGGACACTATAGGCAATATGGTTATAAAGAAGGCCGTCAGTTAAGTATTCCTGCTGCGCCCTCAACTCCCTCAACACCTACACCCACACCCACACCCACACCTACACCTACACCTACACCCACACCTACACCTACACCCACACCTACACCCACACCAACTAAACAAACATATACACTTAATGAAAGAGACACAGCTCTTTATGATAACTATGTAAAAAAATATCCAGATTTATTTGCAGCTTGGGCAAATCCAGCAACTGAAGTACAAAAAAACTATGCTAGTGTTGCTGATTGGGGCTACTATCATTATAATTTTGGACGTACTGATCCAAGTAAAGATGTACGTACATTAGAAGATCCCGTTACCAAGGAGCCTATTCAACCTCCACTGGCAACAAGGGATGTAGCTGAGCTTATAACAAATATCTATAGCGTTTATAAAGATAAAAAACCAACTACTGAAGAACTTACATACTGGACTAACAAAGCCAAGAAAGAAAGTTTAACTGATGATCAGTTATTAAAACAAATACATCCTGTAACGGTAATATTTCCAGTTAGCCCAATTAAAATAGATGAAAAATCAGGTGAAACATCTACTCTTATCTATAATGCAGCTGATAAAACTTGGATTCATACAAAAGGAAAAACAGATAATCCGATATATAAACCTGAAGAAATGTTATCCACTACTCAAGCGACAGACTACTGGAGTGGTTTTGCTATACCTATAGAATATGGTTACAAGCCAACAAAAACTGATTATCAAACGTTTGCTAACTATCAAAAAGCAGACGAAGCTAATGCAAAAACAAATGAAAAAAGAAAAATAGCTAATAGCAATATAGAAAAAATAAACGCAGAAAATAAAAAAATAAACGATTTAAACATTAAAAAAAATCTTATACACGATAAAATTTTATTTACTGCTAATGGCGCACAAAAAGGTGAATATCTTACACAAAAGTATGCACTTACAAATGTTCTTAACGAATTAGATGAAACACAAAGAAAAGATTTATTAGATAGTTACAGGCAATTTTACGTTAACGAAAGATTAGATAAATGGGATGGAACTCTTAGCGTAAAGCCACCTTATGGTGTTTTTGATCCTGAATATTACAAAAAACAGAATCCTGATATAAAAAATGCATGGGATGATTATGTAAAAAATGACGATGTAGATGTTGTTGAACGCTATGGAGAAAATGGATTTTATGCTAATCATTACACTAACTATGGTAAAAATGAAAAGCGTCGTGCTAATGCAGCAGAGATAGCAGAAGAAACTAAAAAATATACTGAGGCTAAGAAAACAGATGCTGAGATTCAAGCTATTCGTGATCAACAGTTAGGGTTAAATACAGATACACAAGCTTCTCGTTTAATGGGAGAAGGAAGCGCAATAGCAGCTGAGTGGAACAAAGCAAAAAAAGGTGATTCCTATTGGTCAAAACAAGCTAAAGAAAAATATCTTGACATTGATAAACAAGATGAATTTTTAACGTTATTTCGTCTTTCCGAACGACCAGAAGATAAAGAAATACTTAAAGGTGTAGTAGGTACCAAAAGTGGAATCACTGAATTAGAAGACGCATTTAACCAAGCCGTTGGAGCAGAAGCCTTAGTAGAAACAAAAAAGTTTGGTGCTTTGGCGCAAGATGTTTTAAAGCAGACAATTACTGAAATGAAGAAAGCTAAAGGTCAAGAACAGATGCTTGGTTTATATAAAGGACTCGGTGGATTTAGTGAAATTATAGATATAAATAAACAGTTAAGTAATTCAATATTAGGAGATAGTGGTGTTGGCGGCATATTGTCCCAGATGGGAAGTACAACAGAAACAGAAGAAGATTTAGAAAAAAAACTAGAGAACATTACAGGTGTACGAAACAACGTAGTATATAACTGGCAGAAATGGTTTGATACAACACTTAAAGAACGGTATCAAAAAGATATTGAATTAGGTTATAAAACAGAAAATAGTGAGGAACAATTAAAAATTGATGGTGCCTTTGCTAAAAAATTTGTTGATAATTACTTAACTCCAAGGTTTAACACTTCTCGTTCAATGGATGAATTTCGTGAATACATTGATGTTAGACAAGAAGAACAGAACCCCTTTCAAACACAAGATATTGTTAATGCTGTAAAAGTTGTTGCGGACAAAAGAACAAAAGACTATTTAGATAAAATTCAAAATACAGCAGCACGTAATTTTGATTCTGAATTTTATTTCAATCCTACTGGAGACAAAGCTAGAGAGGAAGATTATAAAAAACAAATGGCTGTGGTAGCAGGGGATTGGGAAAATGCTAAAAAAGGTGATTTGTACTGGGCACAACAAGCCTATCGTTTTGGCATTGATGTTAACGATAAAGACGCTTTTGCACGCATACATTTTCAAGTAAAAGGGCAAGGACGAGGGTATGATGGTGCTGATGATATTGTTAATGCCAGTAAAATCCAAGATGAAATTTATAAAAATATTCTTCCGGCCTTAAGTAAAGAAGCTAAAGATTTGGGATCTGTTTTTGGTATCTTTACTACGCCAGAAGAATTTGCCGATGACGTACTTGAAGGCATAGATCCAACAGACAAAGAAGCCTGGGATAAAGTACTTAAAGCAAATGGATTAGAAGACTTCAAGGGAACAATAGACGAACTTAAAGAAACCATTAAAGAAGCGTTACGCACAGGATCTGCTCAGACAATACGAGAAAATATTAAGTACTTAAACGAAAAACGCAAACGTCCAACACAAGAAGAGCTTGGCATAACTTATATTGAACGACCAGAAGATTACAAAACAGGTGATATTAAATCAGATACTGCACTATATACTACATTTCAAAAAGCTGGATACAAAGGAACAGAAGATGAATTTTACGAAAAGTTTTTCCCTGACACTGACCGCTCTGAACAAGAATACTTAACCAAGGCTTTAACAGGAGCAGGCTTTGAACAAACCGGACTAACATTAAGTGACGATCCTTTTGAAAACTTTAATACAATTCAAGGTATGTTCCCAGAAGAAGAAGAGGACAAGAAGAAAGATGACGATAAAATAAAACCTCCTTCACAATTTTTTCGATTAGGATTAGAAGATGATGAAGAAGATGAAGACTATGATTACAAATCAAAGTCGGGATCAGATATCTTGGGTGAGTTTACCAAAAACTTTAAATAACTAACATGACTAAAAAGCACCAAAAGGCAGCAAGTGCAGCCAAATTAGCAAAAGATAAAATGGCTTGTAATAAGCCACGTAAGACTCCTGGTCATCCAACCAAAAGCCATGTAGTTAAAGCTTGTGATAAAGGAGAAGAACGTATCATCCGCTTTGGTCAACAAGGCGTAGAAGGCGCTGGTAAAAACCCAACCACAGAAAAAGACAAGGCACGAAAGAAATCTTATTACGCTAGACATAATGCGCAAGATCCTAATCCTGACAAGATGAGTGCTAGATGGTGGTCGCACAAGGTCAAGTGGATGATCCTAAGTGGTATACTTGGATCTGATTTTATCGAGCTATGCCTTCATCACGTTGGAACTATGTTGACGTAAACTGTTTGACTTGCGCTGAAAAAGGAACAATAAGAATTGACCAATACAACAGAAAGAATAAACAATGGATTTGTCGTTCTTGTGCTTTTACTGGACGAAAACTTAAGGTTAAAAACCCTTCAGCAAAACACGATATTTTAAAAGTAGGCGCTTATAAAAGTTATTGTCGAGCAAAAAAAGAGTCAGGGAAAACCATCACGGAGCGTATGGTCACGTTCAATTTAAATTTACATGCTTTCAAGAATTTTATGATGAAGTAGGCCCCAGACCAGAAGGTAAAACAATAGATAGAATTGATCCTTGGGGAAATTATGAAGTTGGCAACGTACGCTGGGCTACACATGTGGAACAATGTAATAATAGAAGAAAAATAAAAAAGTAAAGTCAAAATAAAAAATTTCTGTGTATATTAGAAGTAATAATTATTGTTCTTATGTCGGATCTATCTTGCGCTGTTAATTTGATCCGTAAATATGAGGGCTTTAGTGAAAAAGCCTATCCCGATCAACACACTGGCAAAGAACCATACACTATTGGTTACGGAACTCAATTTTATCCAGACGGTGCTCCCGTTAAAAAAAGTCAATATTGCAGTCAAGAAAAAGCATTAGAATATTTATTTCACGAACTTGGGATTATTGAAGGACGTCTAGACAAATTAAACTTAAATCTAGATGGTTGTATGCGCCAGGCGTTAGTCTCCTTTATTCATTCGGTTGGTTGGGATTCTTTTCTGTACAGCGGAATTATTGACTGCTTAGAGGCTGATGATTTCCATGGTGCTATTGAAGATATTGGTCACTGGATCTTTGATGCCGACTATAAGGTCATTGGTGGCCTCCTGGACCGCAGGAGAGAAGAAGTTGATCTATTCCTACTACAGCTCAACACACCCTTTCGTTCGTCCCCAGACATCTTATTAACAGCATTTAGAGTCTACAGTGCTGCACCTCATCAAGTAGAAGCTATCCGCCATTTGGAAGAACAACTTAATCCGTACGTTTTATCAGAGTTCGCAAACAGATTTAAGGTATCAGATGACCCATGGCTTGGTGCTACGGACAGTGTCTTAAGCAGTGTGTTTGACTCTTACCCTTAGAATAGAATTACATAAGACACGCAGAGAAAATGGAGCACTCAGTCGAACCGTGTGAGCATCGGGAGTTTGATCTCCCTTTGGAGCTTCAGTTTGCAATGAAGAAAGCTGAACTCCAAAGCGCAGAAATGACTTGGGATGAGCTTCAGGCGGCCCTTTTAAACCTTTATTACACTCGGATGATGGAGTGGACAGCAGTCAAAGATATTATGGCAGGCGAAAATATCGAGATCACATGGGGCCAACCAACTGATGTTGACCTGGCAGAGCTCGCGGCAGCTTGTGTATCTGATGACGATGACGACGACGATGAAGACGATTACTTGCTTCAGCCGTTCTGAAAGGTGTCCATCAACCTGTCAAGGTACCACTGACATTTCTTAAGATCTTCTAAAGGTTTACCTTTGAGCATACAGCGCCAAAGATATTTGATACAGCAGCCACGTAAGTAGCCACGATATTCGTCTGTGTTTAGTTGTGCCTCTAGTGCTTCGATGCACTCAACCCTATCACTTGCCGTGTAGTGCGGAGGATGGTCAACAAGATCTAAATTCACAAACCAAAAGGTAATTCAAATGTCAGCTTAACGCATTAAGCCACGACGTTTAGCAGATTGTATTTTCATTTCATCATCAGCCTCAGGTAGCTCTAGTACCAAGGCATGTGGCTTAGGTGATGCACCCATTGCTACACCCTCCTCCATGGAAGGAATGAGTCCCGATACACCAGGCCGTTTCATTCCTTCAATGTGTAAAGGATTACGTTCAAGTCCTTGCATTGGTGCTACCAAGCCACGGTTGTACATATCCTGTAAAGGAACATCGTTATTTTGATTGGCTAGTGGTTGACCAAAGTCATCTTCGTCAATACAACGACACATTACCTCATCCATAAACCCGTCTAAAAAACCAGCTGCATTGTTATGCATAATATTTGAAAAGCTTGATTATCTCCTCTTACAATATTACTATGGCAAGTTTTTATAGTCCTACTTACGATCCACTAAAGGACACTGGATCCTCAGGTGTCGAAGTAACCGATTTACGACCAGAACAAGCTAGGGATGTCGATCTACGTCGTTTAGATCCAGAAGAGCGAGATTTATTTTCAGACGTTGCGCGAGACTTTGCCTATTCCCCGGAAAGAACAGGTTACAGACAAATTGATAACTCACAGCAAGACGCACAAGAACGCCTTTTTAAATTTATGCAAGCAGCAAAGACTGCTGGTGAATACAAAAAACGTACTGCCATTGCGGAACCAGCAATTCGTGGAAAAACTCCTAGGGGTGCCGCGTCAATTGAAGGAGTTGAACTACCAAGTATGGGAGATGGTTATGGTGGTGGTGGTAGTAACTACGCTGATAAACCTAAGTCCTTCTCAGGTAGATCCTATAGTTATTAAACATGAGAAAAAACAATCTCTGGTGGTTGATCTTGGTACTTACCTTTCCTGTCTTGGTAACTTACTTCGCAAGGATTACCACGATAAAAAAGTAATTGCGTAATACCTTCATTAGCATAAATACGATTAAACAAAGGAGTGCAATTATTAATCTCCAATGTTAAATAACCTTCCCACATTGCTTCTGCGGGAGTTATGTTTACCATTATCCCTGAACGTGCATAGGTTGACTTGCCTACAGCTACGACAGTAATGTCACGAGGTAGTTTCAATCGCTCCATTGCTACACCTAAGCAATAACCATAGGGTGGCAATAAGAAATATTCACCGCGTTTATCTTTAAGTAGTTCAGTGGGCCTAAGAATTTCAGGATCAAAGTTTTTTGGATCACAATCACCTGATTGAACATTACCAAAAATTAAACATTGTTCAGGTGATAACCGAATATCATAACCATAGGAACCAAGGCCATAGCTGAGAATTTTGCGTTTATGTTCTTTACTGACAAGATGGTCAGCAAAAGGTTTGATCATCTGTTCTTCTTCCGCAAGTCTTTTGATTTCCCAGTCAGCTAAAATGCTCATACTCGTTGGTAGGTCCTGGACTAGCTTACAGGATCAACTCAGGATGTGCCCCTTCTCTTCATAAATACTAATGAATTTTTCTATAAAGTCTGCTGTGTCATTCTTTGGCGGCAGGTAGACAATCAACGAAGTACACGTCTTGTGTTTAGTGAGACCCTCACTGGTTCTTTTTAGAAGTGTTGGCGGTGTCTTTAAGATACACAAAGGGAACTTAAAGATCCTTGGATCATACCGAATCATATCTGGGACATTAGTAAAGAACAAACCTTCTGTAACTTCTCCTGCCAACCACTCCTTATAGAGACGATTAAACCAAACGGCATGAGATGACATTAAAGATGGAGAAGATGTTCTAGTCATTTTCCAACGTTGACGTTTTTTATCCCAAAAGTATGCCCCCGCTGGAGGAAAAAGATATACCTTTCCGTGCCATGGCTGACAGTTTAAACCGTCGTCTGATGGTGTATAAATTTCATCTGCACATACATGAGTGTTTGCAAACTCAGAACTTGCTGGATCAAGGTCAATTCCTCCAAGCAAACCATGTGCTGCGGTAACAAGATCTTGGTTGGTAATAAATTCCCGATCTTCGGTGTGACTATGTATATTCTGTATTCCCATTAAGACTCGGCTGTTTTGTTATAGTCTATTTGAAAATAGCGAATGCCCTCATTGTCATTAATCACATAACCAGCATTTTCTACTGGGTTTATTTTTTGCGCAGACTCAAGAATACGTCTAAATGTTTCTGCTAAATCTCCGTTATTTTCTCTTTCAGATTTCTCTTGTGCCTTATGTATTTCAGAAAGTAACCAATAGAACATTGTGCGATCTTTATGTTCTGGTTGAAATACCATTACACCTGGACCAGAAAGCTCCCAGTGTTTACAATATTGTTCTCCCATATCACCAAGAATCAACTTAAGTGTTGCGTCGAGCATCTTAGCTTTTGTTTCGTCCAACCCTGGACCGATAACAGAAGCAATTAAGTTTTCCCTGCGGTTCATTTTTCTATTAACCCTTGACGTACTAAAGACTCTAGCAGCTTACCAGTAGGTCTGTACAGCACTACCATCTTACCTAAGATGCCACGTTTCTTTACAAGTTTTCCGTTTTCGTCTTTAACCTTATCTAATTCACCTGAACGAATCAAATACTCCGCTACACAACGCAACCGTCTTTTCAAGGGAAGTTCTGCTTGTGGGAATTTACCGCATATCGTAGCTGGTGTAGGTTCTTGGAACGCAAGACGTAAACGATTTGCTAACGTCATGTGAGAATTCTCATCCTCTTCTTCATATTGTTTTAAGATTGTCAGGTATCTTTGTAGACAACCGTCATCAAAAGAACCTTCAGGCGGAAGAAAAAATTCCAACTGTAAGAAAAGGGATTCTGGAAGCACATCATTGACATTGTCAAGAGTGACCGCTGCAATATCTACATTTTTAAAGCGGTGCGCCATTTTCCATAACCTTTTCAGCTGTGGTTGTGCAATACATAGAAGGAAGATTGTCACGTAAATCTGCCTGATCTACCTTCTTGTTTTTAGCAAAAGAACGAACCAAGGTGTTCCAGGGGATACGAAGAAGTGCTTTTTTACCAGGATTAGGAGATGCGTTGACGTAATGAAGACCTTCTACCCAGCCTTTACTTGGGTTGTTCTTACCGATAGAAATCCAATTCCTCACTGTCTGGTCTGATATACCTAGACGTCTACCACATTCTTCGGTAGAAATGTATTCGTCAGTATATGCTTCGGGATTTAATTGATCCGTCTCGCCTTCTTGGTAGCGACTGTGCCACATTGAGGCCAGTATATGCTTGATGCCTTTGAGTTCAGCAACAATATCCTGTAGTCCTTTAGGAATTCCGGTGTACATAACGACAAATAGGTCGAGAACATGCTAACGTTTTTAAAGATAAAACAACCATTATGGAAGAACAGATTCCGCCTAGCCAACCTTCAGTCCCACAGATACCAGAGGGATCAATCTCCCCTGCACAACTTGCAGAAATGAAAGCTCGTGCCATGGAGATGGCAATACAACAGGGAATTCAACAAGGAATTCAACAGCAAACAGTACAAACACAACAAGGCCCAAGGGTTGTTTATGTGCGTCGCAACTGGACTGTTGCAGAATTACTTTTGTTATTTGCTGTAGCTTGTGGAATTGTAACAGGAATACAACAGATTTGGAACTATGGCACAAATGTTTTACCTCGAATAGAAATCAGAGTAAAGTAAGGAAAACGCTTTATAATTAAAGTAAGAACATATATTGAGAAGTAGGTGGCAAACCGTAGAATAAGTGAGTTTCCAGTAATTGCTGGAAGTGAAATTAATGAAGCGGATCTGCTCACGCTTGTCCATGTCTTTGAAGTAGACCCAACGCTTCGTAATAAAAAAATTACATTTACACAGTTTAAAGAATACTTAAACTCATACTACGCTCCAGGAAGTGGCGCAACCTTTAGTGGTAACGTCACAATTACAGGCACACTTTCGGTCAGTGGTGCTAGTAGTTTCACTACCTTAAGTACTTCAAATCTAGCAACGTTTAGTGGCATTGTAGTACAAAATAACGCAACAGTAACTGGCACGATAAGTGGAACAACAGTTACTGGTACTTATTTACAAGGCACTAATGTAAACGCAATAACTGTAACAACAACTACAGCAACAGGCACCTCTGGTTTATTTACGAACGGTCGATTTCAAACATTATCAGGAAACACAATAACAGGTGGGCAAATCTCATCACCTTCTGGCATCTTTAACAATTTAAGTGGAACAACAATTACGGGTACAACTGTACTAGCAACTACAGGAACCTTTCAGTCTTTAACTACACCTATTCTTTTTGTAAGCGGTAATTTATCTGTTGCAAGTGGACTGACGGTCACGGGTATTGCAGAGTTTGTTTCCGGTGTTCAAGTCACAGGAACTTTATCTGGGACTACAGTAACAGGAACAGCAGCACAATTTAGCACAGTCACTGGTGTTTCTGGTGTGTTCACAACACAGTTATCAGGCGCCACAATTACAGGTAATACGGCATTATTTTCGAATACTACTGGCGTCTCTGGTACGTTTACAACCAGGGTTTCAGGCGCAACTGTCACAGGTAACACGGGTGCTTTTGGTAATGTCAGTGGTATTTCCGGTGTCTTTACTCAGGTACTTTCTGGACTTTTAATCACAGGCGACACAGGGCAATATGCAAATATTACCGGAGTATCCGGTGTATTTACAACTCGTATATCTGGAACAACCATAACTGGAACAACAGTAGCCGCATCTACTGTATCAGGAGTGTCAGGTGTATTTAGTAGTTACCTCTCAGGTACAACAATTACAGGAGCCTCTGGTTTATTTCCAATACTTAATAGTGTTACCGGTACTTTTACAACACTTGTTTCAGGAGTTACAATTACAGCTACGACAGGTAATTTTACTTCGTTAACAGGAGCAACAGGTATATTCACTACAAGTGTTTCAGGAACTACTGTTACAGGTAACACAGGTTTATTTACAAACTTAACAGGAATTGCAGCAACTTTTACAACAAGTGTTTCAGGAGCAACAATAACAGGCAACAATATCCAAGGAACTTCAGGTGTCTTCACTCATGTTAGTGGGACAACTATTACAGGAACAACCGCGTCTTTTTCTACTGGAGTATTTCAAACTCTTGCAGCTACTAACCTAGCCTTTACTAACACTGTAGTTTCAGGTAATTTTAGCACTTTAGGTACAGGTTTCTTTTCTCAAGAAGTTTTTGTCACCGGAACACTTAGTGGTACAACCATAACTGGAACAACGGTTAAAGCAACTAGCATTACAGGTGGAACTATTGTCGGAACTACATCTGTCTCTGGAGCAACCATAACCGGAACTACAGTTGCAGCTACAACTGGTACTTTTGTATCTCTTACAGGCGCAACAATAACTGCTACAACAGGTAACTTTACCTCCTTAACAGGAACTACAACTACTGGTACTACTGCAAACTTTACGTCTGGTGTATTTACTACAAGAGTTTCTGGTGCCACAGTAACTGGCAATATTGGCTTATTTACAACCATGACTGGTAATACTCTTCATGTAACCACAGCATCAGGCGCTTCTCCCGCTTTGATTTGTTCTGGTGTTGTATCAGGCAGCACTGCTGGTTTTGTTATTCAAGGCCCATTAATCATCCTGCCTTAAGTTTTCCGGTTAAAATAAGAAAAACCGACTAACAAAACAATGCCTTACGGTACTATCAAAATTGATACAATCACCTTTACTGATGGTGGTGTAGATAAAAGTGTTCCTGTCTCTGGCTTAGTACTGAACCCTACTTTCACAGGAAATGTTACTGTTACAGGTACTATATCAGGCAATACCATCCAAGGTGGTACAATTGTTTCGGGTCTTACTGTAACTGGTACAACTGCAAACTTTGCATCAGGTGTATTTAGTACACAGGTTTCAGGCGTAACAATAACAGGTACTACGGTTGCTGCTACAACAGGTACTTTTACTTCTCTTACGGGCACTACAACCAACGGCACCACGGCTAGCTTTACAACTGGTAACTTTACTTCCTTAACAGGAACCACAACTACTGGTACAACTGCAAACTTTGCATCAGGTGTATTCACCACACAGGTTTCGGGTCTACTGATAACTGGCCCCACAGTCTCAGCTACAACAGGCACTTTTACTTCTCTTACGGGTACTACTACTACTGGTACAACAGCTAATTTTGTCTCAGGTGTATTCACTACACAGATCTCAGGCGTAACAATAACAGGTACTACGGTCTCCACTACAACCGGTAACTTTATTTCCTTGACGGGAACTACTGCCACCATCACATCTGGCATTATTGCTAGTGGTACAGCCGCACTTCCGTCACTAGCGATATTATCGGACCCAAATACTGGAATCTACTCACCAGGCGCAGACCAATTAGCCATCAGCACTGGTGGGTCTGGCAGGTTGTTTGTTGA